TACAAGTTAATGAAGAAGATCCAAGCGATGACCAAAGAGAAGTTGTACTTCTTAAGAACAGGTTTACTGGCGAAGTAGGCCAAGCCGACACACTGCAATACAACCGCATAACTGGAAGGCTGATCGAGGCCGACTCCAGATTTTAAACCCAATTTAAACCTCGAATAACTCAAAACTAAGGAGAGACACTATGTCTTTAGAGCAAACTCGTCTTGAAAAAAAGTTCATCAATTACCACCAAAAAAACCCAGAAGTATGGCGTGAGTTTAAACGCTATGCTTTTGAAGCCATTGAAGCAGGCAGAATACAGTACTCAGCAAAGCTAATTATGGAGAAAATCAGGTGGGACTCAAAACTGGAAGTTCAAAAGGTTTCAGCATTTAAAATACCAAATGAAGTCACAGCTTATTACGCCCGACTATTCCACAAATCATTTCCTGTTTACAAAGGTTTCTTTAAAACTTTAGGGTTTGAAAGTGGTTTGCAAACAGTACGGAATAGCGTACACCAAGTAGAGATGGCAGTATGAAGCAGGCTATCTTTGATATTGAAACCAATGGGCTACTCAAAGATTTAACAACTATCCATTGCATTGCAATACAGGACGGTAAGCAAAGTGACAGAAGAGTTAAATCACTTAAAAGCTATCGTCCAGATCAAATAGAAGAAGCTCTAGAAGTCTTAGAGAATGCTGATGAGATCATAGGTCACAACATCATTGGCTTTGACATCCCTGCGATACAAAAGCTATACCCAAAGTGGAAGCCAAAAGGCAAAGTGATAGACACTCTAGTCTTATCACGGCTAATCAAAGCCGACTTGATGAGTGATGACGCTACTTGCGCCGTACACCCCGACGGCTTCACTCGCAGTCTTTGGGGATCTCATTCCCTAAAGGCTTGGGGATTACGCATGGGTAATCTTAAAGGTGATTATGATGGCGGTTGGACTACCTTTAACGAAGATATGCTTCTCTATATGGAGCAAGACGTTAATGTTACTTTTGATCTCTATAGGTTACTTAGCCAAGACAGGGACTTTTCACAGCGTAGTATTGATCTTGAGCATGACTTAGCTGAAATATGTTTTCGCATTGGTAACAACGGCTGGACTTTTGATAAGCATAAAGCAGGCGAGTTGTACGCCAAATTGTGTGGTAGAAGACTTGAGTTACAAGATCAACTAGACACTCTATTTGAACCGTGGGAGATACGCACACCGTTTACCCCCAAAGTAAACAACAAGGCTAGGGGTTATGTAAAAGGTGAGACGATAGATAAAGTAAAAGTAATCTATTTCAATCCTAACTCTCGCAAGCACATAGCACGATGTCTTACTGCTAAATACAACTGGAAACCTCAGTCTTATACCCCCAGCGGTGATCCTAAGATCGATGAGAATGTTCTTATTGACCTACCTTACCCAGAAGCTAAATCTCTTGCTGAGTTTTTCTTAGTCCAAAAGCGTATCGCTATGTTGGCTGAAGGTAATGCCGCTTGGATGAAGTTGGCTGATGCTGATGGAAAGATAAGACACAACTTGGTATCTCTTGGGACAGTCAGCGGTAGATGTGCGTGTAGAACTCCAAACCTTCAGAATGTCCCATCGACTCGTTCAGTATATGGCAAAGAGTGTCGTGATCTATTTACTGTACCGAAAGGCTGGTCTTTGCTTGGTAGTGACCTATCTGGCATTGAATTGCGCTGTCTAGCTCATCTCCTGGATGACGGTGGCGAGTATGCGAAGCAGATCATGGAGTCTGATATCCATACGTTTAATCAAAAGGCGGCAGGGTTACCTACAAGGGATGCCAGTAAGACCTTTATCTATTCCACGATTTTTGGTGGGGGTGACTCCCTAATAGGAAAGATCGTTGGAGGCACTGCAAAAGATGGTAAGCGTTTAAAAGCTGACTTTGAGAAGAACGTCCCTGCCTTTAAAAGTCTTAAGCAAGAGTTAGCCAGTGCCTACAAAAGAAAAGGTTTTATCAAAGGCATCGATGGACGAAAGCTTTTTATACGCTCAGATCACCGATGTTTATCTCAGATCCTACAAAACGCAGGAGCAGTGATTGCAAAGCAGTGGGTGAAGCTCATAGACAAAGAAATAACTAAACAAGGTATTGAGGCTTACATCGTTGGTTTTATTCACGATGAAGTTCAGATCGCCTGTAAATCTAAAGAGGTAGCAGAGTATGTCGGACATCATATCACTAGAAGAATGGCGCAAAAAGCAGGCGAAGACTTCAACTTCAGAATCCCAATCGAGTCAGAGTTTAACGTGGGAGCTACTTGGAGTGACACCCACTGATTCAAAAGATCTGGGGTCAAACGAAATCGAACACCTTGTAGCTTTTTACATTGTGCTTGATAAGGCTTGGCGTAACCCATTCAAACTTAAATCAAACTTTGCTAGAGAGGCCGCTTTATATGTGGCTACTAGCGCATCTCTTGGATTCATATCCAATCAAATAGAAATCGACACATTTTGTAACAAGTGGGCGATTACCCCTATGGGAATAGATTTTAAAGGAGAGCTAGATGAAATACTTGACGGAATTGCAGGGGGCATCGACCCCGACTTTACTCATTGATGCTGACTTGTTTTTGTATCGAGCAAGTGTAATTGCAGAAGAAGAGACGGATTGGGGCGATGACATTTGGTCTTTATCCACTGATCTTAAAGTAGCCAAACAACTGTTTACTGATCAAATCAATGGTTTTCACGAAAGATTAGGCACTACAGAGACTCTTATGTGCATAAGTAGTAGTGAGAACTTCAGAAGAGAGGTTTCATGCACGTACAAGTCCAATAGAAAGAAGTCTCGCAAGCCTGTGGGCTACAAAGCGATGGTTTCTTGGGTTCAAGACAACTGGCCTAGCCACACTCAGCAAGGTTTAGAAGCTGATGATGTCATGGGCATCTTGGGATCTTCACCTGATTTAAAGACAGTCGTTGTCTCTGATGACAAAGATCTTAAGACTGTTCCTTGTAGGCTTTACAGGCCAAATGATGATGATCTTATTGATGTAAACCAGCAAGCGGCTGACCTCAACTTTTATACGCAAACACTCCAAGGTGACCCAACTGATGGCTATTCAGGCTGTCCCAAGATTGGCGCTGTGACTGCCGCAAAGATCTTAGGCAATCGACCTGATTGGTCATTGGTTGAAAACCAATTCATTAAATCTGGACTCAATCGAGATGAGGCTATCACGCAGGCTCGTCTAGCTAGGATTCTGCGAGTTACCGATTGGGACAGAGACAACGAACAAGTAAAACTTTGGAGTCCAAACTAATGCTTAGATTAACGAAAAGATCGCCCCTTACAGGCAAAGAAAACACCATGACAATTGATTGTGAGATTAAAGATTACTACCTATGGCAGAACGGTATGACGATTCAAAAGGCTATGCCTTATGTTTCTTACGATGAACGAGAGTGGTTAATGACAGGCATATTCCCTGGTGAATGGATGACGTTTATTAAAGGAGGCTGTGGTGTTCCTGACAGATAGAGAAAAGTTACAACTTAAAAAGCCGCGCAAGCTTGACCAAGAGTTTGGCACAAAGACTTGCACTAATTATTACGTGAATCTGGAGGACGGTGACCTATACAACGTCAAGTTACACAAACAACAACAAGCTAAAAGATCTAAGGAATTACTTGTTGAAACTAGGATAGAACGAAAAGAGAGGGTTGCAGAATGGCTGTACAACTACAAAACACTAAGGTAATTGAAGGGACAGAGTATCGACCTACGCTTGCTCAACGCGCTCAAGAAGTGACAAGAGCAAGATATCATAGAAAACAGTGTAAAGAGGAATTGGTAAAAGCTGATGGCGCACTTGATAGAGCTATGTCTGCTTATCATATTGAGCTATTAAGAGAAGGAGTCTTATGATGAAAAAATATGGTATCAACTCTGTAACTCCATCTGAGTGGGATAGGTTAAGAAAAAACTACCCTGCACTGGATGCTGGTGAATTAAAATCGACAGTTCTAGAGAACACTACATCTGATCCAGTGGAATCTCCTACGCACTACAACTCTGGATCAATTGAGTGCATTGAAGCCATCAAAGCATCGATGAGCCACCGTGAGTACTTAGGCTATCTTAAGGGCAACGTAATGAAATATCTTTGGCGCTATGATTACAAAGGTAAGGCTAAAGAAGACTTAAAGAAAGCTAATTGGTATCTAGAGAGGTTGATAGGGGAGGTTACAGCCTAGCCAAATGGAGCCGATGGGGGAAGGCTAGAATCCATAGTTGGACAGCAAATCGAGTTACTGCCCAAGGACAGCATAACCCGACCCCCCACCGACAAAACGCACATTACTCCTTATCCTTAAGGATATCAATATGAATGATCATTCATTCGCCTCCTTTGGTAATCGATTTGAAAGCCTTTTCTAAGTTGGCTGATAGCTTTTCAAAAGCTAAACCCTTCAGTATTAACTCAAAGCGTCTAGGCTTAGTTTCAGGCCACCTAAAGAAATTAGCTTCGCTCTCTTCTGCGGCTTCTGCCGCCTCTTGTAAGCTTTTAAAGCCTACAGCTTTCACTTTTTCACTTGGTTTCATTCTATCTCCTCAAAACTAACATCAATACCGCTGTCATCTATTTCTAGATGCTCGACATGACCTGACTTTGTATCAAATCGGCTCACCTCCACAAAATCGCCATTGTCAGCGTCGAGAGCATCCTCAATCTCGCTAGCCCAAGCGCCAAGCATCTCTTGCGACCTTTTGCTATCGATCAAATCATCGTCAAGCCATCCATCAAAAACGCTCGGCTTACATATAGAAAGTAACTCTTGGCGAATCATCTCTAGACCTGATTTATTTACTCTATGCATTTTCATATCTTAGTAATCCTTTTTGCTTTCTCTATTTTCAACGTAAATTATAAGGAGCAGTGCGGTTACCCACAATGCCCCCACCAGTATTGCTATAAGCTTCTCCATTAATCTTCCTCAAATCTTCTAACAATCATCTCACAGATAGCCACAGCGAGAACTGTGGCTCCAATTAGGACAGCTAGTATCAGTATGTCTCCCATGTTCATTTACGATTCCTCCTGTTTACTTCTTGAAGCAACACTTTCTTGATAACAATGATAGTTTAGATCTAGCATCAACTCTTCTTTTGTCGCTTGAGAAAAAGCTAGATTACTGTCTTTAAAATAACCAAAATATGTATCTCCGGCTGGTGTCCATTCTTTATCCACAGTTACAGTTATCCCATAAAAGGTATAAGTTTCTGTTTTTTCAGGCGCAGTATCCAATAGTTCACTAATATGCAGATTTAGTTCCTCAAAATAATCATGATGGCCTATGTACTCTTCTAGAGCGTCAAGTATGTATTGGACCATTTCTTTACTAAGATCTACTGTTTTCATTTGCGATTCCTCCTATCTCTTCTATCCTGGATAATATGTTCTGATTCCCAGACAACCCACACCATTGAACCTATTAATAAAATACCAAATACAATAGTCATTGCAGTATCCATTACGCTGTCTCCTTGATTTGATCAATAGTTAAACCCATGTTTTCTAGTGCATACTGTATAGCTGAGTCTTCTCGCATATCATCCAACTGCGCCATTACGGTATTAATTTGCACTGTCATACCATTCATACAAGCGTGTTCTACCTCCGATGAAATGCACACTCTGCCCATTAAACCTACATAAATGTCTAATCTAGGAGCTACAGCATTAATCAAAGTACATAAGTCCTCATTTGATAATGTGTTAGCTAACTCGATTATTTCCTCAAAACGATCTCTATTAAAATTTTTCATTACGCTGTCTCCTGTTCTTGGTAAATTTCACAGTGTCTATTACTTTTCTCAAAGTCCCATGAGGACTCGAATATTGATTCGCCGGTGCATGAGTCCCAGATACTCACGTACTCTTCTGCACAACTCCTCGAATGTTCAACATATAAGGTGATACCTCCGACCTCTATGTATGCGCTTTGGTTTGATCTCTGGTCTATTTTTATCATTACGCCACCTCCTTAAGGTTGCTAAATAGTTGTATCGCTAATTTGAGAGGCTGTCTGTAATCCACTGACTGCCCCAAGATTTCATGCGCTGTGGTCTTGCTAATGCCCTCTATCAGGTGTTCTGGCACTGACTTGACCCTAGCGTGTTCTATGGGTGTAAAGAGTCGCTCTAAGCCCTCAGAATTGACTACAAACGGCTCAGTCGATCGCTTCTTGGCGTAGTACCTCCCGATAGTTCCACAGGTAGTCTCTGAGCCAGTAATCAACTGCCGCTTAAAGCCCTTACCAGCCGCTAGATCACGCTCGGCCTTCTCGTGTAGGTAG